TTTCTCAATATTCTCCATAATCGCCTTTTTCTTCGTCTCACGGACACGTTCCTCAAACTCCTTTTTGGCCATCTCCTCGTTCTTCATTTTTTCTTTATGAAGTGCATTTAGCTCTTCTTCCATATGTTCAACCCGTCCGGTTTTGTATGCATCCGGATCCCATGGCATCCATGTACCGACGGGTCCTACGAAAATATCATGATTTGGGTCATTGTCGCGCAATTTCTTACAGCGCTCTTCAGCTTCGTCTTGGCTAGGGAAAACACCCCGGATCTTGAGTCCACGGACAGATGTTTGGAACGCATGTTCGCGATTGAATTTTTCATTCAACTTATCTTCCTGCTTGTCCATAAAATTACGATAATCGTCTTCAATACCACTCTTTTTTAGTTTATCAGATTCTTCTTTCACAAACTCGTTAAAATCACTTATGAGTGCGTCTACCTTCATATTGTGCTTGTATGCGATAAAATGGATGAACTCGAAGTACCGTTCCATTGATTTTGAAAATTCCCACTGCTTGATGAATTGGTCAAACAAGTATACTTCTCTCTTCTTCAATATTTTTTCGGGAGATACGAAGGAAAGACACGCGAATTTTTGTCCAGCAATAGGAACATCTTCATCGCATAGATCTACATATTTAGGGTTTTTCTCGCCATTGTCAGATACTTTCTTCTCAAAAGACATGTTATATATTTATGATACGTATTTTGTTTTAAGTGTTTTCATCATGAAAACATATTCAGATACATGGAATCCACTATTTAGAACATATTGATGAACTTTATTTTATTTCACTATAATATACAAACAGAATGAACGAGATGTTTGATCTTAACGAGTTAGTAAAGCGCGCAATCAAGTACCTCATTGAAGGTCTTGCTGTTGCCATTTGTGCCATGTTAATCCCTAAAAAGGCCCTCAGTATGGAGGAGATTATTATTATTGCTCTTACGGCTGCCGCTACATTTAGCATATTGGATGTGTTTATTCCTTCCATGGGTTCTAGTGTAAGAAACGGTGCTGGCATGACTTTAGGTAGCAGTCTAGTAGGTGGTATTCGTATCGCATAATGTGTAAAATAAGTATTTCTACTATGTTAGATTATAGTAGAAATATGTTGTAGTTTAGACCGTTGGAAAATATTCCCAATCGAGGTCATTGCATACCTTTTTCCATATCATGTCTTGCTCCAACTGCTTTTCTCGGTCTTTCATCATAGGAATATAAGGCAAATATTGGGTTTGGTCAAGTAGAACACATAGCTGATGGAGAGTATAGGTATAATTGAAAAAATTGGTTCGGTTCGGGGGGCAATGCACTGCCCATGGTTTTTGAATTTCTATGAATAAAACACACAATGTTTCGTGTAATTCTTCGTTCATGATAGGAGGTTTGATACCAAATAGAGAGTTAATATACTGAATATGCTCAAAGTATTTATTGAAACCCAACTTTCGTAATATTTCGCGCATTTTATCGTAATTAATAACCGACATATCTTTGATGCGCTCTTTCTTGATTCGTGCGCGAATTGCGTCAATCACTTCCTCGGGTATTTGAGTAGTCTCCTTTGCTTGAAATTGGGAAAGAATCTCTTTGAAATGATTGAGCCGAATATAGGCAGTATAAGATACTTCGCTAGGTGGCTCTTTGTTAGCAGGTTTCGCATTATCAACAATGTAAGTGATGAATTTACCACAAGCAGCATTATTACATATTAAAATCCCTTCTTCGTCTTGGGGTATCAATTCGCCAGACTCACATACAGTACAAACGTCGGTTGGGATAACATAATCATGTATGTTTGTTATTTCATTACTGACATTCCTCCAATATTGCTGATAGAATCGTTTTGCAGCAGAATACTTGTCATTAGAAACATCGCCTGCATCGTTTTTGGTTGCTTTGATTTTGAAGAAGGAATTTAATACATTTTTATTCTGATTAGGTATATTGGAATCTACTGATATTTGTTTCTTTTGTTCGAAGTAATCAAAGACAAATTTGGAATTGTCTAACAAATACACCTTCTTTTTGTTTTTCAATCCACGCAATTCTATTTTCGCATCGCGAATACGATCACGGATATCCAATTTTTCATCGAGAATGATGGTGGTTTTCCCTTTCTTTTTAAGCACATTGAGTTCGGCTTCTAATTTAGGAATGAGTATCGTATCTATCTTGTAAAAATCATCTAATAACTCGGAATGTTTGATATCAATAGAGGTTATCGCCGGATTTTGTAAATTTGCATATCTCTTTTGTTGGGCTTTGTTCATTGTAGGATAGGGTCTTGATGAATAAACGATCATCGTATGTTTATGTTGGTTTTTCGCCTATTTCTTATTCTCAAAAATTTATTCATAATATGATGGCGATTCGTTATTATATACAAATTGGTATCTATCAACTTGATATACATGTCATCTACTACTATAACGATTGATTTGCCCAATAATATGAAGATAGAGAAACCCGTTTTTCAAAAAATGCTGTTTATTAGCAACGCTTTAGAAAAAGGATGGACAGTTCGGAGGTCGAATACTTCGTATATATTTACAAAGAAGCACGAGAATCTTCAAGAGATATTTCAGGAAGACTATTTAGAGACGTTTGTTGAGTCAAATTGCTCAAATGATTTCATACTTTCGAATCGTTCGACTAATGAAAGCTCATAGAATATGGAATTGCTTTCGCATATTTATGTAAATTTAAATAGTGTATAAATGTATACATATACGAATTAATTAAAACTTATGGAGGTAGAACAATACATAGATCCTGGCTCAAATACCAACAATATGGATTGTTCTGATAAAGCTATTGTAGATATACTCGAATTAATGGAGATTGATAATAATGACTATAATATGTGTCAGCAAATTGTTGGACTTATTCATTACATCCAGATGAATGAAGATATGGGAGTTGATCAAGAGAGTGAAGATATGGGAGTTGATCAAGAGAGTGAAGATATGGGAGTTGATCAAGAGAGTGAAGATATGGGAGTTGATCAAGAGAGTGAACTGCCACCGTTTCCCCCAACCAGGAAACGAGAAAGAGATGGCGACCCCACCTCCACCCCCATCGTGGAACAAGTCAAAACATTTCTTAATAAGATTAAATCTGATTTTATAGTGCAGATCAATACGCCACCATTACAAAAACCATATTCATATAAAATTCAAGATATAACCAGCTTATTTGGTGGTCTAGAATCTTTATATCGTGTATGTAAGAAATTTCCGAATAAAGGACTACATGAGCTTATATTTCATCGTCTAACCAAAACACCAATTGATTTGTCGACAAACGACCCATATTATGACCCATTTTTAAAGGCATTAGAAAAAATGTACGATGATGACTTGAAAAATAGACCATTTGAATTGTTATTGAAATTAGAAAAAATGAAAATATTATATCGTGGAAAAGATCGATATATTGGTATTATACATGATACTGGTAATACATCTACTACAAAAGTTCCTGTTATATTCCACAAACCAGATTCAAGTCTAGAGGATATGCAAAAAAGTCAAATCACCAATATATCACAAACTACCACTAAGGAACAAGTTGAAATCGGTCCAATCGTCGCCGCCGACTATAATTCTACAATAAGTAAAATTCATGATATAATTCTTACTGAAAATGATTATGATCAATACATAATAAACTGTTTGACTGCATTATTATCTGATTCGAGTTTAATTGATACATATAAAGATAAGCTTGTTCCTATTATAAAATCATATATAAAAGCTGACCCTAAAGAAGAAATACAACTTCAATATGAAATGGTATTGGAAAATCTAGCAGTACCTTTGTCAATTCAACGATTTGGTTTTGCAGATTTTTGGAATGCATTTTCTGCAACAAATGGCGATCTAGGGAAATCTAGGGAGGAAGAACGCAATGCAATATGTAAGGATATTCCTAATAGTATTGATATAGATAAATTAGTTTATGCAATGGATGAAAATGGGGTTTATCGGTTCGGACAAATCGTGGAGAACGAACCTGATAATACTGATTTAATCGGTTTAGATGATACCGACAATAATGATATGAGCGTTTTAGATGATAAAAACGAAGATATACAATTCTATGATACCGACAATAATCGTCTAGAAGATACGCCTCAATCTGTCAACAATGAATATATATCATATTATGACAAGAATATTTGTAATTCTAATGCAGTTATTGATAACCAATCCTCCATAGATGAATCGATGAATCTGGATGAAGGTGGAACCAAATCAAAAAATAAAATCAAGTCGAACAATAAAACCAAGTCGAACAATAAAACCAAGTCGAACAATAAAACCAAGTCGAACAATAAAACCAAGTCGAACAATAAAACCAAATCAAAAAATAAAACCAGAAAAAACAAAAAACAAAAATATAAGATCAAAGATACAAGTAAATCCAATCATAGGTTCACCAGTCAAGTCGGTGGTGCGGGAGAATATAATCTAGATAATATAAAAAATTTACTGATTGATCTGGCCAGTGCAATCGACGAGTCTGATTTTGCAGATGACAGTGCACATGATGAATTAACTGAAAAAAAAAGCAATGTAGAAGATACTGGGTTAGCAAATTCGATGAATGATATTAAAACACATATAGAGCAGTACGGCAGATTTGGATGTACCGATCCCAAAAATGGTTTATATCCACCAACAGAATTCGATAAATTAAGAATGTGTAATACACTAATTGATGCAGGTGGCTGGCATACATCTACGTTGAGTCAGGTATGTACAGAAAGAGAAATAACTACTCGAAATATTTCTAATATAACAGATCCGGCTACTATTGGAAAAGGTCTTGATTTTCTGTGTAAACCGACATTGTATAAATTATTTGGAATAACTGGTGGCAATGACACAGATAATCGAAATCAAACAATCACCCAATTTATTCACTTGTGCACAGAATATGTATTTAATATGGACGGAGTTATAAAAGAGGTGAAAAAACAGACTGCTGATGATTTGGTATCGGTAAAAAATTTTTTATTACAAATTGTGTGCACCCAATATAATCAAAATAAATTAAGTTTTATAAATAATAGTCAAAAAACACAAGAATATGAATGGGATGCGGGACAACCAACTATGGCTACGCATATTAAGATCGCTAAGGGAACAGCAAAACCAAGAAGCATCGTAAGTCTACTACAACCAAACGACATTGTTGCTGCATATAGAGCATTCAACACTACTGCAGAAGATTCAGACATCATATTTTTATGCCGTATACTTAAATATATGGGTGATAAGTCTCATATAGTAGCGGCGATTTGTCTAATATTTTCACAGATGTATGCTGGCGGAAAACCTACTCCGCAACCATGGCTTATCCATACTGTTGATCGTCTATTGTTAAAATGTATTATACAGACATTAAACAATTGCGAAAATGATCAATCTACTAACGATGATATAAAAAATATGAAAGTCATAGTATCAGACAATTTGGGATGTATAGGATTGGATTTTGTAAAATTACAAACACTATTTCCCGATAAACATAAAGTCTTATTGGATATGAAAGATACTGCAAGTTTTGATGTAGACACACAGAAGGACATATTTATATGTTTCAAGGAATCATTAGATGTAATGATCGCATATCAAGAATCTGTTATAGAGAAGGAACTTCTTGATCCTGAGTGGATTGACGATAGTAAAAAATCTGTTGAGAGCCAATATAATATTGCGCGTAAGCAGTCTGATTTGAAACAAAAGATGGATGCATATATATTGATTAAGAAAAATAATCTATGGACAACCCGCATGGAAGTTGTCGCTGAAAACAATTTAAAATTATTATTCAATAATTTGACGATAAAGAATAAATTTGTGGAACCTATTTCAGGATCCCGAGGTAGCAAAAGAAGCAGAGGAAGCAAAGATATTACTATCTCAGAGACAGATGAATTGCAACTGAGAGCATATTTGGGGAATGGTAGTGTTATAACAATAACTACTCAATACAGTCCAGTGATATTAAATAAGCTAAAAATTATAGATATACTCTTGTCAAACCGTAGCCAATCCCCAGATATACTCTTGTCAAACCGTAGCCAATCCCCATTTAAAGACTATATTGAAGAAAATGAATACGGTATAAAATGGTTTTATAAGAAATCTACTGAAATCATTAAAGAAAATAATATTTCGATACAGGATTTTGCTGCGCAAATAATAAAATATAAAGGGCAGTTATCGGCCCTTCCTGAATCTCAACAGAGAACAATTCAATCAAATATTCAAAAAAATGTGAGCGAGTTAGTTCAATTACTTGAGTATAAAGATGATATTGAAATATTATATGAACCAACAACTGGACCACCCGCTGCATTATCAACTGTACCAACTGGACCACCCGCTGCATTATCAACTGTACCACCTGGACCACCCACTGCATTATCAACTGGACTACCTGTACCACCCGCTGCATTATCAACTGTACCACCTGGACCACCCACTGCATTATCAACTGGACTACCTGTACCACCCGCTGCATTATCATCTGGACCACCCGCTGCATTATCAACTGGACCACCCGCTGCATTATCAACTGGACCACCCGCTGCATTATCATCTGGACCACCCACTGCATTATCAGCTGGACCCCCTTCGTCAAATACCAGAAGTCAATCGAATGATAAAAAATGGTGGGAGTAATGATTTTCGTGTAATATACATCGATGTAAAATTGATAAAACCATATAATAACAAACTATTATTATATAGTAGAGCATGAGTCAAAAAAGAGAATATGGACAATATTACACAACCCAATACCAATATATATTGCAAAATATGCATATTCCTGCTAACATAAAAATCATTATTGAACCATTCTGCGGTGAAGGGCATCTATTACAATTTATTGATAATGAAAAACGCCACGTGATTGAATGTTATGATATTGACCCCAAACTAGACCATACGGTCAAGCGAGATACTCTAACAAACCCTCCCATATATAAAGATAAATTTGTGCTAACCAATCCGCCATATTTAGCCAGAAATAAATCGGAAAACAAAGACATCTATAACAGGTATGACACAAACGATTTATATAAGTGTTTCTTGAAAGAATTGTTGAGAAATCAATGTGCGGGTGGGATACTGATTATTCCATTGAATTTCTGGTCATCTATTCGCAAAGCGGACATTGATCTACGGCGTACATTTTTGGACATTTATTCGGTTTCTATCTTGAATATATTCGAAGAACAGGTATTTAATGATACAACCTACACAGTATGTTCAATGCAATTCCATAAACGAACATCAGCTGATGATATGAGAATCCAAGCCATAGTGTATCCATCGAATCATGTGATTGAAACCAGTCTAACCGAAGAAAATAATTATATGATTGGAGGTGAAATATATAAGTTGCCGCACAATGAAGAATATACGATTACACGTCTTACGTCAAAAACGAAGAACCTGCCTGCCACTAATATATTAGTGAAGTGTATTGATGATGGAGAACATCGACCCATTTCACTGAGTATAGTTAGAGATGCAGATGTATATATGGATGCTACTCCAAATTTATCGGCGCGAACCTATGCAACGTTGGTTATTGACCCGCCTCTCTCTTTAGATAAACAAAAACAATTGGTCTGCGATTTTAATGAATATTTGAATACACGCCGAAAAAAATACAAGTCTCTCTTTCTGACCAATTATCGAGAAAGTAAAGATATTGCAAGAAAGCGAATTTCATTTGATTTGGTATATCAAATAGCTGGTTCTATGTTGGCCCAAAAGTCTTGTTTAAATTGATGCATATCACCAACAAACACGTTATTACGAATATCGACATATCGTTCTTTATTGATTAAGTGATGGAATTTTTCCATATGTTTGAAACTGGTATCGCCATCTAGAATATTTACAAATGTTGGTAGAGACAATGAATCGTCAGTGCCATTGTTTCGTTTTTTTTCACGTTGAATGATTAAGTGATCTAGTTGAATAGATATAAAATGATAGACTTCGCGAAGCGATCGGGTCTGTACTCCCCCTGCATCGCAAATCATCTTGAAATTAAAATACAAATGTGCCTTATTATATGGAATGAACCCGTCGAAATCTTCGGTCCATTCAAATCCATCAATGTCCTTCATGGGATATTTTTTTTCAACCATGTCTTTCGAAATAATATTTAATCGACAGTCGGATTTACTGCAGGTATGTCCAGTGATGGATTCAACTGTGGCTCGCTGGTATAGTTCACATTCATTTCGTTTTCCAGTATCGTACCATTCACAACCCTGTCTCCATTGTTTTGTCTGGAGTGGGGATGGAGTTATGGGAGAAGCCTGGATATATTTAAGAATGACTTGTTGTATTGGATTAGCCATAATAGAATACTGTTTTAGAGGATACTGTTCTAAAATATAGTGTATGTTCAAATCAATTTTTCGATTAGAGAATACACACGGACGAGTCTTACGTTATTACTTACATATTTGACTATTGAAAATACAACTATATTTAGGAGGTTTTATAAATATGTATAAGGAGCGTTATTTTTCATAGATATAATCATTTTTTATTTCGTAAAAATCTGCAGAATTATTTTCTCTGGTATACATATAGAATAATATTCTAAGATGGCTGGAGGACTTATGCAATTAGTCGCCTATGGCGCACAAGACGTGTTTCTTACTGGAACCCCCGAGATTACTTTCTGGAAGGTGTCATACAGACGCCATACCAACTTTGCAATGGAATCCATTGAACAAACTTTCTCTGGACAAGCTGATTTCGGTCGCCGTGTTACCTGCACAATCAGCAGAAACGGTGATCTTGCCTACCGTACCTATCTTCAAGTTACACTTCCTGAGATCAACCAGGAACTTAACCAATCTGGTGATGTCTATGCTCGCTGGTTAGACTTTATTGGTGAGCAACTCGTTGCCCAAGTTGAGGTTGAGATTGGTGGTCAACGTATTGACCGTCAATATGGCGACTGGATGCACATCTGGAACCAAGTTACTCTTTCCAAGGAGCAACAATCTGGCTACTACAAGATGATTGGTAATACCACTCAACTTACATACATAACTGACCCTAAGTTCGCTGGTGTTTCTGGTCCATGTGCTGCTGCTGGTGGTCCAGCACAAGTATGTGCTCCCCGCAATGCTCTTCCAGAGACCACACTTTACGTCCCTCTTATGTTCTGGTTTTGCCGCAACCCTGGACTTGCCCTTCCTTTGATTGCTCTTCAATACCACGAGGTCAAGATCAACATTGATTTCCGTCCTATTGGTGAATGCTTATGGGCTGTCAAGGACATGGCCGTTGCTAGCGGAACAAACTCTGTTGCTGCTGCCTACCAACAATCTCTTGTTGCCGCTTCATTATACGTTGATTATATCTTCCTTGATACCGACGAGAGACGTAAGATGGCTCAAAACCCTCACGAGTACTTAATTGAGCAACTTCAATTCACTGGTGATGAATCTGTCGGTTCTTCATCCAACAAGATCAAGTTGAATTTCAATCACCCATGTAAGGAGCTTGTCTGGGTTGTCCAACCAGATGAGAATGTTGACTACTGTGCTTCATTAGAAGGTGGTAATACTTTATTCAAGACTCTTGGTGCCCAACCTTTCAACTACACTGATGCTATTGATGCTCTTCCTAACGCTGTCCATGCTTTCGGTGGTGATGCTGCTACATCCGGTGCAACCAGCTTCATTGATGGTGATGGTCTTTTCGAGACTGGTAATGCTACCCAAGATGCAAGTCTTGATTCTACTGGTGTTTCTTTATTATCTGATGCCGGAACATTCGTTCTTGCTGAGTCTGCCCTTGACATGCATTGTTGGGGTGAAAACCCAGTTGTCACTGCCAAGCTTCAACTTAACGGTCAAGATCGTTTCTCCGAACGCGAAGGTTCATACTTTGACACTGTCCAACCTTACCAACACCACACCCGTGCCCCCGATGCTGGTATCAATGTCTACTCATTTGCCCTTCGCCCAGAGGAGCACCAACCATCTGGTAGTTGCAACTTCTCCCGTATTGACAATGCCGTCCTTCAATTGGTTCTTTCTTCCAATACCGTTTCTGGTTCCAAGACTGCCAAGGTCCGTGTTTACGCTGTTAACTACAACGTTCTCCGTGTAATGTCTGGTATGGCTGGTATTGCATACAGCAATTAAGCAGTTGTCTGAAAACAAATAAAATAAAAAACATAACCCTTAAAATATAAAACACATTATATACTTTATATTTTAGATATCAAACCAAATATTATAACTGTATAAAAGTGTATAAAAATATACTTTCAAACATTATAAATGTCTACGTATCGATCATCACAACTACATACACAAAATGATTTATTAATGACAAACCTGTTATCATTCTACAAAGATCAGCGACATATTCATACGATGATGCGTATCATCAATGGAGAATCAAAAATATCGTTGCGCATAGTAGATTGGTTTGTAACTAATTTCGCAAAGAAAAATTATACCGTATACGAATTATTAAATCATCGCAATCAACCTACTAGATTTAAAGTATACAATGACTACAAACTAAAATTAAAAGCGTATTCCAAAAAGCGATTCGATCCTTTTTGTAGATGGGAGCGCATCTCTATACCCTATAATGGCGACCAATATATGGAAACAACAATTGGGCAATTGAATTTTTTCAAATGGGCGATTGAAAACAAGATTGTGGATTATATCCAAGAGTTCTATGATGTTATCGAGAATGATATGAACAATCGAAATAGTACAGCTAAGCGTCGTTCCCCCACCGAACCCACTCTTTCTGATAATTCAAAGACACGAAAAAAAAGAGAAGAGTTATCTATCTCTGCGTGCAAATGTATTAAGAAAGAGACGGTGAAGATCGTGGTGAATTTTGATCTATAAATTTAAGCCCATACCGTATAATCTCCCAAAACTGACCAGTCTAATGATGTTGCAATCGTCTGTTTTGGTTCAGCTACGCTATTCAGTAAACCGGTATGATGATGAATGAGTTCCCCTATATATTTTTCTATTTGATCAAGCCATTGTATACCCATGTCATTATTTTGATAAGAAACATCCGCATTTGTATTCAGATGACAGACAGAGGACGTGTTCAGAAGCCAATCATCATGATATTGTTTGCATTTTTCTAGATAAGCTAGACTAATCTCACTCTCTCCGTCTCTCGATCGTTTAGCGACGCGGTCATAACATTTGTCTGCATCTGCATCGATATAAACCATACCGTCTAATTTAAATTCATTGGAATATTCACGATAAAAGTGTTTGTATATTTGGAAGTGTATATCTTCCATGGCACCATCATCAAACAACATCTGAGCAAATATATTTTTGTCTGCATCCAGTGATCGTTCACAAATGATGGCGCTACAATTCGGGTTCTTTCTTATTGCATCTCGTATCAAAGAAAGTCGAGTTGCATATGCCATAACTTGGAATGGGAATGCATATTTGGAGGAATCTGCATAGAATTTTTGTAAAATATTGTCGCCACTTGATGGGTCCTTTATACTTTCCCAAATATCTACAGGTTCGCGGAGAAATACGATATTTTTATTCATATTCATTTTTTTTTGCAAATTGTCAATAATGGTGGTTTTTCCCGCACCGATATTGCCTTCAATAGATATAATAAGAGGTCTAGAGGTCATAATTGAATTGGTTTTGATAGCTTGCTATATATAGCAATGTGATTTTAATGCTCTAAAAAGATCGACTGGTCAAATCAATTTTTTGAATCCATGATAATGAACATTATTATTATTATGGATACTGCACGTATGCATTTATGTTAGATATAGACTACCAAAGTATCGAGACGGTTTATACTTCAATATGTCCAATGTTTTTTTTGTCGTAGGAAACTCGTCGCTTCCATAGACATCTTGTAAAAGCATCCATTCGAACATACCGCCTCCATAGAGGAAGACATGTTGGAATCCGAGAGAACATAGCTGCGTATATTTACTAACCGCGCTATCATCCGTGCTATGTTTTCCATATACAATCAATCGTTTAGATGCTACATCATAATTCGAAATTAATTTATTCAATATGGTTTCCTCTTCTTTATACGAGAGAGTCGTTTGGATAAGACAATCTTGTTCATTTATAGACATTGTATTGATAAGAAGGAATTGATCTGGATTCTGTATGGCAAATTGTACATCTTCGAATCCTACTTTATTACATTTTGAAGTAAAGAATGAAGAGAACATGAATAAGATTACTATGTATTTATGTTTATGTTTATGTGTTTTGAATTCATCTACTATATATTCTAAAAAAATTGATAAAACAAGGGCTCCCTTATTGATTGCATAATATACAAATTATAATCAACAATGGATTTAATTACGCAATCGAAGTTAGGTAAGTCGGAATGGGAAATGATAGAGGTTCCTGTGCCTGACTATGAAAAAGTTATATTGAAATTAATCATGAATGGATACCATGATATCAATATTCGTACAAACGAAACACAATCACTCTTTGGTTATGTAAAAATAGAACAGACCGACGAAACCGAATATTTCTTGTATAATAAGTATTTTGAACCTATTATTACAAAAATGATTCAAAAATATGGTAAGGGAACACCATTGCATAATTATTCAGTTAGTGCTCCGTCAAAAAAAGGAAAATCAAATAAAATGAAATCATCTGTATCCGTACGCTTACAAATTCTAGAAAAAAACATCGATACAAGTAGACCGAATATTTATGAATTCCTATTGATTGAACTGTTCGGAGATTTATTGAAACAATTATATAAAAAGAAAAGTGGGTATGCGTTTTACCTGTATACAATATTACAACTAAATAAGGCATCCATTCAAAGTATAAATAAACATGTAGTCGATGTAGTTGAAAAACTCATTGTATATGCAAGGGGTATGACAAAAACGAGTGGAATCATTTCGAATGCATATGAATTCATTGAAAAAAATAAATACTTATTAAAATATGAAGACAAAGCATTGTTTTCACATCAAAAAGATCTGTTCCGCTTATGTGGTGAAACCCAATCCTCTGCGTTTTGTCCAAAGTTGATACTATATACAGCTCCAACTGGTACAGGCAAGACGCTTTCACCAATTGGTTTATCTGAAAAGAATCGCATTATCTTTGTTTGTGTAGCTCGTCATATTGGTCTGGCACTTGCAAAATCTGCGATTTCTATGGAAAAAAAGGTGGCATTTGCATTTGGTTGCGAAACTGCATCTGATATTCGTCTTCATTATTTCTCGGCAATTGATTATACTGTAAACAAACGATCCGGGGGTATATGGAAAGTGGACAATAGTGTGGGTGATAATGTCGAAATTATGATATGTGATGTCAAGTCCTATATAACGGCAATGCATTATATGCTAGCCTTTAATTCCGCGGAATCGATCATAACCTATTGGGATGAACCGACGATAACGATGGATTCAGAAGAGCATCCTCTACATGAAACAATTCATCAAAATTGGATGCAAAATCAAATACCAACTGTCGTACTATCGTGCGCGACTTTACCGTCGTCTTGTGAAATCCGTAGTGTATTTGACGATTTCCGTAATAAATTCGATAATGCAGAGGTACATACAATAACCAGTTATGATTGTAGAAAGTCAATTCCAATTTTGAATAAAGATGGATTTTGTGTATTGCCGCACTATTTACACGAAGAGTATCGTAATATGGTATCCTGTGCTGAATATTGTATGCAGAACAAGACATTGTTAAGATACTTCGATCTGCGTGAGATTATCCAATTTGCCGAATACGTGAATTCTGAGGGATTTATCGATGAAGATTATGCAATTGACGCCTATTTCGATAACATCACAAATATAACCATGAACAGTCTCAAGGAGTATTATTTAGAACTTCTTCTTCATATAAATGAAGAAGAATGGTCAAAAATATATCATTACCTATGCAGCAAACGCAAACTGCGATTTAGCGAATCAAATACCAAATCATCGTCTAGATCGCTACCGGCACCACCAGGAGTTTCTCTAACTACATCAGATGCGTATACTCTGACGGATGGCCCAACCATCTTCTTAGCCAACGATATTGATAAAATTGGTACATTCTATATTCAACAAACCAATATTGCTCCGTCCATATTTCAGACAATCTTGTCAAACATAAACATAAATAACGATCTCATTGAAAAAATAGACAAGCTTGAACGACTTATTGTTGCCAAAGAGGAGAGTGGTGCAGATTCAAATNATACAAAAGGATCCAAGAATCATGCAAAGGAATCAAGTCGTATGTGTAAAGAATCCATAGAATGGATGAATGAAATTAACAAAATAAGAAAACACATTAAATCGGTAGCATTAGATCCAGAATATTTACCAAATACAAAGCCTCATCAATTAAAATGGGCACCTGATGGAAATATCCGCGAAAATGCGTTCGTTTCTCATATAGGAGAAGACATGAGCAAAACGATTATGATGCTTGATGTTGAAAACCATATGAAAGTTCTACTCTTACTAGGCATTGGTATGTTTACTGAAAATACCAATGTTCGGTACATGGAAATAATGAAGCAATTGGCTGAAGAACAACGATTGTATATTATTATTGCCTCAACTGACTATATTTATGGCACGAATTACCAATTCTGCCATGGGTTCATTGGCAAGGACCTCACTAAAATGACACAACAGAAAACATTGCAGGCGATGGGTCGTATTGGTAGAAATAATATTCAACAAGATTACACAATTCGTTTTCGCGATGATGATATGATAACTGCATTATTACAGCAACCTGAAACTAACTTGGAAGCGAACAATATGAATAAATTGTTCTGCAGTGATTAAATAAATATGGCTGTATTCCGGTGATTACTATATATTTGAAATGATTTTTTATGCAAGTATAAAATTGATCCATACATCAAATGCATACATATTGGTATAATAATATTTTATTTCCTCTCAATGTCAATGTTCAATATTGATGTGTCTCTTGATAGTATAACAGAATTTATAAAAACGGGTCTACCTGCAATTGGAGTGTTTCTAATATGGATGGTTATACATTATATTACACCTCGTTTGTATATCTACTTATGTGGACCACTCACAATATTAGGATTTATATTATCTCCCATGGCATCTACGATGCCACACTGTAAAGCTCTAAGATGGTTATTTACAGTGAGTGCCGACAATCTCAATGCAATGATTGTATTATTAGGAACTTGGTTCGTATCTATATTCATGCATATAAATAAAAAAAAAAATTCACATAATGAATAATATTGTTTACACCTTCTATTATTTTGTATATTTATGTAAATACGCTATCGTTATAAGTATGCTATTGCCTAAGTGCCATATTGTTCTGTTAAAATGGTTCCATATTTGATTGTACTTGAAATAATGATATAAGCCAGCTGTACTGACAATACAAGGAATGGATGTAATGGGTGTATCTTTGATTACTACCATAATTGTAGAAAAATACACAGATTGTTTTATGAACTCAATATTTGACATTAATTTCATACTCACATATGTACCAATTAATCCCGATACAGTATTTTCAGGTAGCCAATAATGACCACAGCATGTTATTATTGCCATTCCATCTAAGCACTCGACTACCTTTCTCATTGTGTTATTTTTATTAGATGTCAATTGTCTATTATTATCATATATATGATAAACGCTACTGCATATAGCCATTGTATTCATATTATATTTTACAGCCAATGGCAAGTTATACCATTGTGGTAATATCGCAAAAAAACTTGATGATATACCACTAGTTATCATCAAACACTTGTTATAATATAATTATTGTAAACTTGTCTATATTCGTTTTTACCCATACTTTTTATTACATAAATACAATATCCCTTTGAAGATTTACAATGAGACAAAATTCTCGAAATGTGTAAAACTCATAACATAAAGTGTATGAATAAATATATCATATGATAGTATAAAATGTTTCTATTTTTTTTATTTCTTATAGCTGGAATTTCTGCCAGAATGAATGAATATGTACCCATCCTTGATATGGAGTCATACCAAGCAACCCATAATATGAATACTGAATTACCCCAATCATTTACATGGTCTAATGTAGATGGCATGAATTATTTAACGAAAAACCTAAATCAACATATACCCGTCTATTGTGGAAGCTGTTGGGCTCATGGTAGTGTTAGCTCTTTAGCTGATAGAATAAAAATAATGCGTAAGGCAGCATGGCCTGATATAAATCTAAGTATTCAGTTCATATTGAATTGCCAAATGGGCGGTAGCTGCAATGGGGGCGACCACTTAGCCACATACAAGGCCATTCACGAATATGGATCTATTCCATATGAAGATTGTATGGTATATCAAGCATGTAGTTCTGACTCAAAGGAAGAAGCATGTAAGGATAAACGCCAATTTGAATGTACTCCGAAAAATATATGTAGAACGTGTGATACATTTAGCAACCGCGGTGGCGTATGCAATCCGATTTTACATTATCCAAATGCCACTGTTGCCAGTTATGGAGCAGTACGAGGTAGCGACAATATGATGGCTGAAATATACAAGAACGGGCCTATTGCATGTGGTATAAACGCAGCGGAAATAGATGATTATAATGGTGGTGTTCTCGATGTTCCAAAAAAAATAAAGACAATCAATCATATTATTTCAGTAGTTGGTTGGGGATACGATGAACCTACAAACAAGCAATATTGGATCATCCGTAATTCATGGGGCAGTTATTGGGGGGAACTTGGGTTTATGCGATTAGTATTAGGTGAAAATCAATTGGGAATTGAAAAAACGTGTGCTTATGCTATACCTGGCAATTGGACCCTACATAACGTCCATTGTTATGAAGATGGCCGTAATTGTATGGATTAGAAACAATAATCACATCATTATACGTAGAGGATAAACTAGAATAAGTAAATAACCTATTCTCGTTTGAACTAGTTTGGCTTCTGTCAACTAAGCAAACATGAAAAAACAGTCTCATGTTATATGTTCAGGCACGGTCTCGATCCGTGGGCCTTCGGCTCATAAGACCGATGCTCTAACCAACTGAGCTACAAGAACATAGTGTAGATGAACCACACTATAATAACCTATGTGTTTTCTATATTGTTTTTGTCCCAATTCTGTTATGAATCGTTTTCTGTTTGTTAACGAGTTCGATTTGATACATAGCGTTTGTTATCCATAAATTCAGTATCATAATGGATGGTTTTGTTTAATTTTTTTATAATAAAGGCATAACACGGTTCAAACAGAATAGAATGAAAGTGTGTGAATGATATCTCAGTAAATTGATAATTATTATCATATGCATTATCATTGTTATGTCGAATGGGTGTTTTGTAAACACGAACTCTTGCTGCAATATATTTATCAGAACTATTGTCAATATGCTCAATTCGTTCGAATAATCTATTCAAAATTTCATGTAGACTGCTTGTGAAAGTGCGAACTCGCACAATTCGACGCAGGGTTATTTTGTATGATTTATCACATTGGGTGAATTGAAAATCCATAATGTGATAGTTTAAATAATAATAACGTAATTTATTATTGTTTTGTTATTGATTTAATATGTTTTTAGGTTGAAATAATCATAGTTCGGTCGAAATCAATCAATTTTTCAGAGAGCTTTTGTATAATCAACCACATATGGGTTGCTTTTTAACATGTTGGTTATATCAGGAGTGTTGCGATCCATTTGAATATTGGCATACAACGAATTATCTGTTCCTGCCAAACGGCCCATATTGGATACATCAGGTGTGCCATGAGGCATTGTGCCAGTTATTGGGCGGCTATTTTTGAGATCATTGTCGCGAGATTTCTGACGCATATTAATATCACCATTCATAAGATTCATGTTTCCGCTCACCATATGTCCCTTAATGGTACTAGATTTAATATCATTGTTGCGTTGATTGTATCCAGATTCATATGATTTCATTTGTTTTGTACCAGCTCCGGCTCCGGCTACACCAGAATAATAGAAATCACCTGTGATATGTCGATTGGTATTCGCAACCTGTTGATCAGAAACTTGATAAGCACCTCCATTTTGGTTAGCATTCACATTCAAATGGTTTTTTGATTCCTCTGTCATTTCACGGATTGTAGCACTTGGTCTGTCTGCCGGATTGAAAATGTAAGATTGAGGCACTGTGGTTCCAGGATTTTGATAAGGACGAAGTGTACCAATTGTATTTTCCTTACGTGATGGACGAAGTACATCTAATAGTGGTGCGACTGCTGCACCGATACTGCTGCGTACCATACCAAAATAACCGTCTTGTTTATTGGATGAGCGGTTATTAGGATAGGCCTTTTTGGATTTGATACCATAATCAGCATCAGTTGCACCATTGCGACCATGTGCATTTGCAACAGCCAACGGTCTAGCCCCTAATTGTTGATTATGGGAATCCATATATTCTCCAGGAACATAAGTAGATGGATTTTGTGAATTTGCAACACCTGCGTAAGACGCGGTAGTTTCTGGACGAGAGACATAGCGATCCACTGGGATAGAATGTAAGGTTGCTCCCTTTTCAGCACCACCTGTTGTAAATAACCTACCTATATCACGATCATTCGGTTTATCCATGCTTCGTTGATCAAGTGCGAAACTTTGGTCTGGGCGATTCTTCTCAAATACGCCCATCTGTTCAGTAGTTCCAATGTTTTTAATCCTACTGGTTGCTGGACCCTCGTGGCCATATAGTGAAATGCCATTTGCTTTGGGATTTGTTGCAACACGTAATTCGTCGGCTGTTTTTGGCATCCAGCTGTCACGTTGCATCATACCGGAATTAAAGCCATTTGAACCCTCTGTCGTATATCCTAAACCTAATCCTGGGGCAACCTGTTCCTCCTGAAATGGTTTTACATTCGCCATCTTCATACTAGGGTTTACACGAGACTGAAAGAAATCGCTACGATTGGGTGCTCCGTGGGCCCATGCCTCATTTTCATCTGGAGCAAACATGGGTGATTGTTCAGTTTTATTGATATGTTGAGAACCAGAACCCGTATAAGAATCCACTAATCCCTCTGTATTATTTGCAGATTGGGATTGTGTTCTCAAGTTGCTACCAAAAAAGGGTACCATATTGTTGTGTTCAAAATAAGACCCTCCTACTTTCTCTCCGGTAAGAGAAAGAAAGGTTGGATCCTCCATCCCTGAACTGGAACCCCTTTTTTGCATATCTTGATTAAAGTATTTGTCCGTGTAAGCTCCGCTACTATTTTCATAACGATTATTGACAGTGAGTTCTGCTGTATTATCTACCTCATTGGATTCAACTTGATCTTCTGTATCTTGGTAATTTCGATCTGGAATATTCGAATTTGGTAGACCATTTTGGTCAGTAAAAGATTCCACATTTTGTGCTTTCTTTGCAATCCATAATAATCCTAATGCGACGCCTGGTATTGCTAATTCCATCTTAAAACAGTTAGTTATATTATATAATTATATTAACTTTATATAATATTTCATCCTTTACACTATATCCTCTATTTGTAGATTGATCCAATGCAACTAGGTTCATTGCCGATAATACATGTGGTCGGGCTGGCTAAATAATTTGGTTGTATCGCAGCTACATTTGGCATTTTTACAACATGTTGATCTTTTTCAATAATACGGGTTTGAATGTTGTCTGAAAATTGCTTTTCTAAACCAGCCTGTGGATTCAATATGGGCGTTTCCCAACGATTTTGTTCTAAATCTTTGTACGTCCATGCTGGATGCGACATTCGACTTTCCTCAACAAAGGAAGGGGCGGTATTATAAGTATTTATAGAAGAAGGAGCAGCGTATTTCTGATATTGGTTCGAATTTCTATCATCGCGATTATTCTTACGGGTAAGACCATGAAGATCACTTTCAATGCACGTTGTATTTGTATGTAAGTTAGCTCCCCACTTTTGTAAGCGCATATGAGGGTCTTCTACAAATGGCATATTACTACCTGGACCAGGTGTATTCAACATGTATCTTCCAGTAAAACTGATTTCTTGGTTTTGTTTACGAATGCGGGCACTATCATCGTGAAAACGAGTAAATGACATTATTTTATGAAATGATTACTATATAACGCGAAAAAAAAATCAGTCTAAACAAATATAGAAACATACCCTTCTTTTTATTATATTTGCATTGGATGTCTTTTCCTAAAATATGCTTGAACATGATTGTTCGCGATGAATCTCATATTATTCAGAAAACTCTTGAGAACTTGTTATTATACATACCATTCAGTTATTGGGTTATCGTAGACACTGGATCTACTGACAATACAAAACAAATCATACAGGATTTTTTCGACAATCATTCAATTCCTGGAGAATTACACGATGATAAATGGGTCGATTTTGGACACAACCGTAGTCGTGCATTGGAATATGCATACAATAAATCAGATTATGTGTTTATTTTTGATGCAGATGATAAAATTTGTGGTAAACTCGTTTTACCAGATCCATTGACACATGATCGATATAATTTTAAAATGGGGGTTGGTTTCGAATATACCAGACCATTGCTCATAACAAATCGAATACGTTGGGGGTTCGAAGGGGTTTTACATGAATATTTACAGAATAAAGATCCAGTTGGACCGGAAGAAACAATTCGCGGCGACTATCATATTATATCTGGACGACAGGGCAATCGCAGCAAGAACCCATCGAAATATTACGACGATGCATTGATACTTGAAAATGCATTCTACCGGGAAGAACATCAACGTGTTGAATTGGCAAGACGATATGCATTTTATTGTGCACAAAGTTATAAGGATGCTGGGGATACGTATACAGATAAAGCTATTGAATGGTATTTACGAAGTGAGAAAATATGCAATTGGGAACAAGAAAAATTCTATAGTTGTCTCATGTTAGGCACCTTGTATAAAAAAAAGAAGGACATGTGTAATGCATACAAATTCTGGACAAAATCGACACAATACGATAATGAGCGAATTGATGGTATCATTTGCGCAATGGAGGACATGATGAACAATGGTCTACATATTTTAGTGAATTTATTATTTCATCGATACAAAAAATATAATAAACAGTTGGATAATAAGTTGTTTTTATTTCAAACCTATTACAATGATCACATGGAATTCTATAACTCAGTTTCCGCTTATTACGTTGGCGATTATGTGTCTGGATATGCATGCAGTAAACAAATTATCTATAATGATCAAATTGATCATAATCGATTGAATCAAACTTATGAGAATATCCTATTTTACAAGGACCAAATGAAAAGTGATCCAGATCGCCATGTCTTGATGAAATTTTTGTATGATCGTATGTATTTGAAAACAAAGAAACTAGAAAAACCGTTAGACAGTGAAACGAAATTATGGAGCGCACTTTTTGAGTATGAAAGACCTAGTCTCACAAAATATACAATACCTTCTTTTCAAAACAAAGAGAACCCATCGATATTCTTTTCTATAACATCGTGTAAACGACTTGATTTATTCAAACAAACGGTTAGTTCCATTGTGAACCAATGGACAGATGCAAATAAGATCGATTATTGGTTTTGCATTGATGATAATTCTAGTGATTCAGATCGTGCTATTATGACGAAGCAATATCCATGGTTTGAATACTATATGAAAGATGCGTCAGAGAAAGGACATCGCCACAGTATGAATATTATTTGGAACAAACTCAATGAATTACGACCTGATTATTGGATTCATATGGAAGATGACTTTTTGTTTCATGAAAAAGAAGACTACGTCGGAAAATCATTGGACGCATTAGCTAAGCTTAAGGGTAATCATGTTCATCAAGTCCTTTTTAATCGTAATTATGCAGAAACAATTAGCGACTATAAAATTATTGGTCATAAACATAGTTCTTGTCCTGGTATAGTTATGCATAATCACAACTCATTGCAACAAAGTTATATAAACGCACATTATTGGCCACACTATAGTTTTCGTCCTTCTATGATAGATGTTGCCAAAATACTCGAATTAGGTAATTATGATTCAGAAAACCAATTTTTTGAAATGGATTATGCAAAAAAATGGACAGCAAATGGATGTAAATCGGCATTCTTTGATCGTATAACACATCGTCATATTGGTAAACTAACAAGTGAACAAAATAGTGAGGCGGTACAGAATGCATATTCGTTGAATGAAGAGTCGCAATTTACAACTGTTAGCAGAAATATACCGATTAAAATTGTCAACTTAGAAAGGAGAGTGGACAGAAAGAGTGCAATGGAAGAAAAGTTGCGATACCAGAATATACCGAAACAACAGTATGAAATTATACAAGCAGTAGATGGCAAAACACTTGAACCATGTCATGAATTGATTCAATTATTCAGAGACAATGATTTCCAATACAAGAAAGGTGTTATGGGATGCGCATTAAGCCATTATATGTTATGGCAACAACTTGTTCATGACGACAAAAATGATTTCTATCTTATATTAGAAGATGATATAACATTATGTGAGAACTTCAATGGCAAAATAAACCAACTGTACCCAGATATGGTATCAAAAGATGTCCTTCTTCTAGGATATAGCATGTTTGAAAAGGAACGCGCAATTGTGCGAGATAGATATGATTGTACTGCTCGGGTATCGAGTGTATTTCCATTAAACAAGTCGCTTTATATCGGAGGATTTTTCTGTTATTCTATCAATAAACGAGGTGCACAGCGGATGTTGGATTATATTGCCATACATGGGATTAAACATGGGATTGATTATTTACTTAAAATCATTCCGGATATGCTAGTATATGAGTCAATCCCTCTACTTGCTCACACTGCATGGAACGAGAATGGTAGTGATATCGATACAGATATCCAAAATAAGTCGGACATTATGGACTTTTCATCCGTTTCAGGTATAACAAAAGAATTTGTATTTATTCCAGGAAAAGATCAACTTGGAAATGATGGCAAGTATTACGAGAACGAAGGAGTGTCTACATTATGTTCTCATGCCCTATTGGATAAATCATGTATTGGATTCAATTCTCTCGGGTTTTTGAAAACATCCCTCAATGAATTAACGATATCTAATTATATGAACGATACGACAGACGGACTTTATGTGAAACGATCCTATTATGAACAAACGATCATGGGGTACGATGCGACAAACGATATTCGAGAACACCCCCAGTTCCAAAAAATGATGCAGACACAACCCAGTGATATCGGAACAAATAAGTATGCGTTTATCCATAGTTGTCATCTAGCGAAGAGTGGTCTTTCTATCTTGGATGAAATGATTCAATCGATTTCGGAAACTAGGTTGATTGATGAACTTGACAACATCTATATTATTAATATTGGTATTCCAATCGAAGAAAAACGCTATGCAAATAAAAAGATAAGTGTTATCCAATTTTCAGACAAGACCCATATGTTTGAGAATTGCACGATTAATTTACTGCATGAATTTTGCAAACTGAATCCAAACGCATCTATATTGTATCTACATACAAAGGGTATCACATATAGTGGGACGAATCGTAATATTGAACATTGGAGACAGATGATGATGTATTGGATGGTTGATCAACACGAAACATGTATTTCAAAATTATTGGAATATGATACTGTCGGATGTAATTGCTTAGACCTGCCTTTACTGCATTATAGTGGTAATTTCTGGTGGGCAAATGCAGAATATATCAATCAATTGGACAAAATTTATAAGATGTCTTATCGCCACTCAGGTGAATTCTGGTTATTGTCCGGTAAAAATGTCAATCCGTATGAAATATACGCGTCAAATATCAATCATTATCATCAGGAACATCCTAGAGAAATTTACGCAAAGAATATAGTGAATTATACAAAGAACAATTCGATTGGAAAGCGAACGAGGGTGAAAATGATGTGTAATTGGTGTGATTCGAAACAGTTATGCAAAGAATGGATGAATATGTGTGAATATGGATCTGTGTGGAAAAACATTGAAATCACATGGCAAAATGAGAATATTGACTATTATGTTATTATTAATCATCCACAGTCAACTGATGAATATGTATCGGAACGAACCATTATTTTTCAAATGGAACCATGGGTCCACGATACCACCAAAAATTGGGGTATTCGAACATGGGGAACTTGGTCAAAACCAGATCCCGTCGATTTTCTTGCTGTTCGAGGTAGACATACAGAACATCACAACAATGCATTTTGGCAACTGGAATTGTCTTATTATGATCTAGTTAATTTAACATATCATGAAAAAAAGGATACTATCGCTAGTATATGCAGCTCGAAATATTTTGACGAGGGGCACATTCACCGCATTGACTTTTTGAAATTTATGGATGATAAGCAAGATATACAATTTGATATTTATAATGCAGACAATGTGCATTCATTTACCGGCTATAAAGGCCCCCTTACACCATATATAGATAAAAGTCATGGTATTGTTCCTTATAAATATTACTTTATGGCAGAAAATAATTATGAACGTAATTTTATAACAGAAAAACTATGGGAACCAATATTATGTGAGACCCTGTGCTTTTACTGGGGGTGCCCAAATGTAGCTGAGCACATTGATGAACGAGCCTTTGTTCAATTAAACCCCTTGGATTTTGAAAAATCATACGAAATAATCAAACAAGCCATTGCAGAGGATTGGTGGACACAGCGCATAGATGTGATCCGTGCAGAAAAACAAAGGATTTTGAACGATCTTGCATTTTTCCCAACTATTCGTCGTATTATAACCGATCATCAGAATATGTCGAATAGTTGAAAAAAAGGCAATAACGCCAGAATAACACATTCTCATTGCTTATTCATTGAGACTCTCATTATTATTTGATTCATTTTCATCATCTGTACTATCAACCGATTCAATCTGATATAAGGTTGCATCATTACAGCAGCCAAACGTTCTTCGGTGCCATTGTGTTATTCCATATTCTTTGATACCTCGAATATGGACTTTTGTGCCATAACCCATGTTAGTCGACAACCCATATCGCTCGTCTAAAATGGGGTATTTTTTGCACATGTCTTCTATATATGCATCTCGTGCACATTTAGCGAGTATACTTGCAGCTGCAATGCCCATATATTTACCATCCCCCTTTTCGACAGTGATTGCAGATAGTTCGACTATTTCGCGTTTTTCCATATCATACGAGCGAAATGGTGTAAAATAATTACCATCAATTATCCCGACATAATCGTCCAAATTATGTTTAGTATTATTCATTTTTTGTATACTAACAATTGTATTTCGAATACATGAATGCATCCCTTGCATAACTGATTTTAAAATGTTGATTTTGTCAACTACGTCTTCATCTACATAGGATACATTCCATGTTAGTGCATTTTCTTTGATGTATTCTGCAATTTGCTTTAATTTTTTTTTTGATGAGAATTTTTTACTGTCTTTGATATCTTTGCCATTAAATAATTTTGGATCTTTAGGTAAAACTACGCATGCTACATAAACTCTCCCAAACAAGCAGCCTCTACCTACTTCATCAATACATAATTCAATTTGAGTGCTATCTGGATCATAAAACCGTTCTAACAAGGGTACTTCCTTGCGCACCTTTTTTTGAGATGGGTTTATAATGGAATCGAGAAGTTGATCAATCGTATCGTCTGACATTGTTTTCTATATTTACTAACTCAGGTTTATCAATAGACGATTCAATTTTTTAGTCTATTTTATATGATATATTTTCGCGACATACTGTATATTAATCTCAAAATGAAACCCACTCCTTTGATGATTTTTCTAATCATGCTAGCTATTTTAGTGATAGTCGTGGCAATATATCACGTATGGGATGGATTCAATGAAGGATTTGTTTCTTATGCCAATGATAAATCGGCAATGACACCAATAACGATGGTTTCATATTCAAAGAGCAATAAGGTCTACAAACTTCATGATAATATTTTTTATGATCATGTTAATGGTAATTTAATAGAAATCGACGGTGTAAAAAAAACAAACGGCGATGGAATTACTGATACTACTGATGATAGTTTGATAACAAGTATAACCATTGTACCCCGAGACGGTGATGCAAATAAATATACTAAGGATGTTGGTAGTGGTATTGAACTACCTGCTTTAGATACAGCTATCAAATCATCTCATAAATCATTTATTTATAATACCACAAGTGAAAATACAGGAGCAGACAATGATAAATATACAGTAGTTTATATGCCATGGACTACCGATACGTATATCCATATAGTAAATAAAACAACCAAGATGCATGTAGGTTCTTATATGTTTGGTTCCGCTACAAATGCATCACATGGATACTCTAACGTACCCATTTCCATTCTCTCGGATGGATCCGCAATACAACCCAATGTAAAGATATCCCCAAAAGGGAAGGATTTTATTCTCGATAATCGTTATAATAAAAATAGAAAAATATTTATTATCGATGATGCATTGAAGTTTGATTTGAGAAGTGGCGGATTGATCAATGAGACCGAGGTCGGAGGTGTTAATATTCTTATTGGGTACTGGAGAGGCACTAGTCCAATGCAGATCAAAGATAATAATTCAGGAAACAATATCGATTTAGCTGGAGTGGGAAATAGTTTTTCTCCTCAGGTCATACATAATGCTTCATCCAATACTTCCGTCCTATATTTGCCTTATGGATCGAATACCATGGTTGCGACCCTAGGATATGATAGTAGTGGTGATATTGTATTAGGGAGTGTATATAGATTTACCCATGATGGTGCCAATACTGCTACTATTGATACAGGAAATGATGATACTACTTTTACAAAAACCTATAATAATAAGAATGAAGAGCAAGAGGATGATGAAGAGCAAGAGGATGATGAAGAGCAAGAAAAAGAGAATGATAAATCGGACAATAAATATCGGTATAATGACTTTGTTAAATACGACCAGAAGAATGATCATTCACATGACGACTTTTTATACGATGACTATTTATTGAAAACTCAAGTTGTTCCACCTGTATGTCCAACTTGTCCAGCATGCCCCGCAGGTGGAGGGTGTGGGTGTACGAACTGTGGAGGTAATGGTGGTTCAGGAACACTTGCTAAGGAGGGAAGATCTGTCGTAGGGGGCGTTGCAAAAGGAACCGTAGATGCAGTAGGGGGTGTTGCAAAAGGAACCGTAGATGCCGTAGGAGATATTGCAACTGGAACCGTAGACATAGCAGGAGATGTTGCAAAAGGAACTCTTGGACTTGCAGGAGATGTTGCAAAAGGAACTCTTGGACTTGCAGGAGATGTTGCAAAAGGAACAGTCGGCACCGTAGGGGATGTTGCTAAAGACACAATTGGTGTAGCAACCGACCTTATAAAGTCAACTGGTGCGGGACTTGCAAGTCTAGTTCCAACTGGTGGTGCAACGCAAGTTGGTCAAGTGAGCGGAGGTAATCAATATGGAAGCAATTATTCGTCTCAACCTGCCAGTGGAAATATTGTATCGAATCGTGGTTTACAAACGGGATCAACTACAGATCCATATTCTTATTACGGACGATTACCTGCAAAAAAATCTGGACAATATATGCCAATAACTGCTGACTTCAGCTCATTCAGTAAATAGGTTTGTTATACGAGAACAATTTCATAAAGAATGTATGATATTATTCGTTTGAATGTTATTAAAAACATACCCTCCTATATTAATAATATAAGTTAGATTATGAATACTATTGATATAAATGAGATTTGTGGCAGAGGAGAACTAATCCGCCAAATAAAAGAAATATTATTGTCTTTCGATGAGCGAGTATCGGATATTACGTTCAAAAAGGGTATTTATTTATATGGTTCTCCCGGGTCAGGAAAGACACAGTTCGTAGTTGACTTATTGAAAGAATTGAATTACGATGTTATTAAATATGATGCAGGTGATGTTCGCAACAAAACATTGGTCGACACAATAACCAGTAATAACATTTCGAGTCGAAACGTACTTGATATGATGGCGGGACGTAATCGCAAAATAGCCATTGTTATGGATGAAATCGATGGAATGAGTAGTGGGGACAAGGGTGGAATCACTTCATTGATCAAATTGATTCGACAGAAAAAAACGAAAAAACAGAAATTGGAGACAATGTCAATGAATCCAATTGTCTGTATTGGCAACTATTTTGTAGATAAAAAAATGAAAGAGCTTATGAAGGTATGTTATGTATTCGAATTAAAACGACCGTCCGATATCGAGGTTGAAAGTATCTTGTCTCAAATAATGCCACAAGAATCGTCTCATACATCTAGTCAAATTAGTTCGTTAGTTAGATATATACAGGGAGATATGCGCAAATTATCCTTTGTGAGTGATACGATTCATAAATTTCCCGGACTCATAACCGACGAATTAAAGTTTCGCTCTATTTTTTGTACAAAATCATATAATGAAGACGCAAAATTAATAACAAAAGGTCTTATTAACCAACGTGTCTCGCTACATGATCATAATAAAATAATGAATGAAACTGACCGGACCATTGTTGCCTTATTGTGGCACGAAAATGTAGTAGATGTACTCAGTAAACAATCCAAATCGAAAGCGGTTCCTGTATATGGTAAAATTTTACAGAATATGTGTTTCGCTGACTATATTGATAGGATCACATTTCAAAGTCAAATTTGGCAATTTAACGAAATGAGTTCTCTCATCAAAACTTGTTATAACAATAACATTTATCATGATTCATTTTCACATGATGCATCTGATTTTCAACCGACTGAAGTTCGATTTACAAAAGTGCTTACCAAATATTCAACTGAATATAATAATATGAACTTTCTTTCAAATTTGTCTCAAGAACTTGATATGGACAAGAAAGATATTATTGCATTTTTTCAAGAATTGCGACTGTATGTTGGTGATGATATGAGTACAAATGTTGACCTATTAAATCGGGTGGAAAAATTATTTGAAAATTACAATATATCCAAATTAGATATCAAACGTATTTACCGTTTTTTAGACAAAAACGTTAAGCGCGATTCTACTGTTATAGACGATGAAATAAGCAACGAGGATGACCTATAATCATTCATGAGAAACGAAACATAATATGCATAATTCATAATATGTTTTTATTTAAGAGGCATCCGATTGTTTGTTTTTTTCTTCAAGTGTCTTTATCATTTCATTTGCCAAATTCAATTTCGTAGAAACATCAATTAATTGGGCTTGCAATGAGGTAGCAATTTTCTCAGACATGGATGATTTCTCGGTAAGTTCTTTAATCGTGTTCTGCTGTTGGGTTATAATATCAATGACTTGATGGCTATTCAGTTGAACTGGGGGGTGATTGGGCCGATTCATAACAATCGGATGATTTGCAGTTTCTTGCTGACGTTGTTGTTGTTTTATTTGTTGTTCCATAGCCTTTGCTCTTTGTTCCTCAATAATCTTAATTTGTTTTAATACGTCAGGCTTTTTGTCGGGTAATCCAGGTTCATAATTATCCAATAATTCATCAATATCTTCCATAAAAAATTTCTTAATATTGGCTTCAGACTCCTTACGAATAAACATATCAACCGTTTTGGGCGATTCTCTGAAATAGTCAGGATGCGCGTTGTCAAACATTTTGCGCTTGTCATAGGTATTGTGTTCATGGGAAAATACCAATATGGTTTTCAATGGGTCGAGTTGTACAAAAGGAATTGTATATCCTTTAAGGAATTCACGTTCTTCAGCGATACATGCATTATCGTCGTATTTTGTTTGATCTAACAACTCCCGACGAAATGCGAACGTACCCGCTGTTGCATGTTTGGGTCCATATGGCCCAGCTTGAATCATCTTATTCATACCTTTGAAAAAAAGGTAAATCTCACTTGATCCTGCACATAGTGCGTTCGGATCACTCTGCAAACGCTCTACAGCATGGGAAATGCGCTCTGGTGGATAATAATCATCATCGTCCATATATACAATAAAGGATCCTTTGGCTTGTTCGTGCATAAAATTGCGTTTTTTTCCAAGGGGCACTTTTTCAGGAAGTTCAAAGTATCGTATTTGTGGTATATTTGATTGTTCAACGAGATCCTTGATTTTGTCTGTTCCATCGTCGACAATAATCCACTCAATACGACTTTTTGGATAATCTTGATTTCGAAAACAGGCAAACATAGATTCAATAAATGGTCTGCGATTGAAGGTTGGTGTGCATATGGATACCAATGGTTTTTTTTTATTTAGATTGTTTTTCTTGTTCGGCATAATTGCAAGAATGTATAGAAAATATGCGACGATTCTGTTTAACCCATTATGTGGGTAATATATTATATATCTAAATTCGATAATTTTCGTTTTCGAATGCGAGCAAAAATAATACTTCCGATGCTAATCATAAGCATAACATTATATAACATCATGGTATCTCTGAACGATAAATTTGGGAATACACTCTTTGCGTCAGACAGGGTTTGATACATGAATACAGCGGAGTACGCAAACATGCCAAAAAGGGTAGCCCATATAAGATGAAATTTGTATTCGGTGGCGAAATTGAATAGACTCCTGATCAAATAGACAACAAAACTAGTTTCTTCGTCAAGATCGCACGTTGTGAGTTCTTCGAGTGGACTTTTGTCCTTTCCTACAGCGATATCTATACTTGACCATAATGTTTTGCTACTATACCACCATTTTGCGAAAAATGAATTGAAAATCAAGTATAAACTCGAAAATATTAAACCGACGGGAACACTAATAATTGCAACAATAATCAATCTTATTAAATAATAAGGTATAGCCAAGTATTTCAGTTTCTCCATCAGATCCAAATCGAATGACAATAAAAAAAGAATCAGGACACATATTTCAAATAACCAAAATAATGACGAACCGCCAGTAAACAGGGATACAAGTTGGTCCTTTATCCATGACACTGCATTATAATTAAAATAAATGAAAAAATAGTACAATAAGATAAATTTCGTAGATCCGTTGAAAAATTTATTCATTCCATCAGGCACATAATTTGTCATCAATTTGTCCAATGTTTCTGGAAACCATATAGCTATATCAAATATATACAACAATACTTTATACATGCCATTTGACTCTTTCCTAGATTCGAAATAGTCTCGAGAAACGTGAATAAGTTCAATCTCATTTTTGGGGGCATAGAACATAACAAAATACCAATTGTATACGACATAGAGTGATATAAATGCAGTTAGAATCCACATGATATAATCATGCACAATATCTTCGTCTTCCTTCGTTGCCTTACCTCCCGTAAATGCCTTGCAAAAAATACGAGCCAATGTTCTTGGACCAGATGTTGCATTATCGAATATTTTTTCTATATGTTGGTCTATTCTCCATACACCGTCTATCTTACTTTGTTCCGGATCTTCTACATAATCATCATTTGTATAATCATCTGACTCGAATGTTTCAATATTCGCGTTGTTCTCAGGGTCAACTGCAGTTTCATGTTCAGACACAGCTTTGTTATGTGTTTCAGTAGTGTTTTTATCATTCATTAACGTTTCGAATTCTTCAATATTCTTATAATTCCTCTTGCGTTTCTTTACGGCATCCTTCCTTTTCATTTTATTCTCCTTCGTTTGTTTTAATTTATGTATCATATTAGCAGTTTGAAAATTTTCCTCAATTACGTCTTCATCTTCGTCCATTGATGCTCTAAATAATGACAATAAATCTGGAACTGACATACAATAATATATAGGATTGGGATATATATATTATCTTATTATTTTTTGCAGAAGTTATCTTATTCATGTTATCTTGAATATAACATGCCACAATTCCCTCCGACAAACGAAAGAACATTATATCGTTCTTCGTACAATACAAGGTTGTAGTTGTAATCATACAGGCGCCAATTCGATTTGCGTACACCAATGAGTTCTCCATCTTCTGAACAGATAATATCTGTTTGAGAATTGACCGTATCAATCGTTGGTGTATATGTATTGACTTCTAGTTCTATTGTCTTGAATTTGCTTAGATTAATAGCTCCACTCGGTTGATATTCATATGGACTAGTATTCAGACAAAAGTTATAACAATACAAGCCTTCTTTTGCAGAACCTGCAGTGCGAGTATACTTTTCGATATAATCGTATACTCCTCTTGTCATAACATTCTCTCTATACTCGCCGTTCAATAAAACCCCCATGGTTTGTAAAATATCGCGATTATTCTCTGTTCGATAATCACCGGTTATTGTTATACCTGTATTGGTCTCACTATCATCATTATGTACTCCAATTCCGTATTTTAAATCGTCGGCAGTACCAGGTAATGGTTGTATAGGTGCAAGTTGTATGTTTGCGGGCAATTTATTATAAGGCCAATTTGTATAATTACTCCATTCATTGCGCATATTCACATCATTACGTTGCAAAAACCACATCCAGTTTGCGATCATGCCGTTTGATTCAAGTTTAACCCGTTTTGATCCGGTTATATTTTCGAATTTATGCTCAAATACATCTCTTACTAAATAGACATGATCCTGGGACGCGAATACTTCCGTTTCTTCTTTTGAAAGAAAACAATACGTTGACAATAAATGAACATCGGCATTCCATGTTGAGATTTTATTCTCATAATTGTCTGCACTTATATAAGCAGATGGTGGTGTTTGCAGAAAACGATACATTTGGAAGCGAGATTCATTGAAATCGGGTTGGATGTATGGATAACCATTTTCGCTATCAAATACATCTCTCACTTGGAATAGATCACGGATTGGACGTAAAGTTACAGAGACAACCAGCTCGTTATATTGGAGTGCTACAAGTGGGAATGCACAGCCACTGTTTAGTGTGAACCATGTGTTAATAGGAATATATAAATTTCGTCCACGGATTGATGGTTCTGCGCCCACTACATTTGATGTATAAGACGCAGATGGATATGAGTTCGAACGACCGTATGCATATGCAGGATCATTCAGTTCAATTGTATTACCCGACATTTTATGAAATAGATCCTTCTTTTCTGCGCTAAAATCTCGTTCAACCATACCAGCTAGATAATCACCGGTATACTTCTGTAATGTTAGTGATCCACATGTGATAACCACTTCTTTAATGATCTGAGTACCAATGTTATCAATCCATCGAAAATCATATGGCACCCAACGTTTCGAGGTTTCATCTGATGGATGGTAAACTGGACTCCAAATATCTGGTAATGTTAACACCATATATGTATCCATTAACAAGTCTGCGTAGCGCGGTACTTTAAATGTGTATACTGACGGTTCAGTAAGACGTAGATCTCTTAAACCATCATAATCAATACGGAATTTCTGAAGTCCAAAATTACTGTGTTTTGCATAGGCCACTTTAAAAAATGTTTTACTCGGGTTTCCCATTAAAAATACATTATTATTTCCAACAGATACTATATTTAGTAAACCGCCTGCCATCGTATAGTAGTATATATATTCTAATTTTATTATATTTGTTACTATATACTATAATAAAGCCCCTAATGGAATCTACTCGCATCTTAAAATTCGTTATATTCCTACTTGTTTGTTATATTGTTATACGACATGTGCGTAATTGGATACCCCGTCTATATTCTACCACAACAGATGTGGATGGAATCGAATCATTTTCATTATCCGGGTCTGCTGAAAAAGAATTTAATTCAATCAAATCAAATACCAATATTGCAATCACTAGTCGTATTCAAGATATGTCTGGTAAACATACTAGTCTTCCATTGAAAGAATATTGTATTAAATCCTCTTATAACTCTGCATGCACAGGAGACTATGTAAATTTAGACATGATCAAGCATGTATTGACTAGAGGATGTCGTTTTGTCGATTTCGACGTGTTTTATGTAAAAGAGAATGACATCTATTTACCCAAGGTGGGGTTCACCTCCGATATTGCAAATAATTTCATTGAATCCAAAAATACGATTTTACTCGATGATGTATTGTCTACGATTGCAACGACTGCTTTTTCAAACCCAACCCCAAATAAAAAGGACCCTGTATTCATCAATTTACGCGTGAAATCGAATGATTCAAATATTTATACTGCTGTTGCCAAGTCAATCCATGCCAATATTAAATCTATTATGTACGATGGGAAAGTATCAAAAGATACCAAATTGAAGGAATTGATGGGCAAGGTGGTTGTCGTATTCGACAAGACGATACAGCGAGACTATACAAAATATGCTGCTTGCGATGAAAATGACCTCAAATGTTATGATATAGCTAACTATATCAATATGGAAAGCGGTAGTGAGGATATCAATTTATTTCATTATACCGAATTGTTAGAACAGTCTGCCAATCCAGCATTGATTAAAGATGACAATATTCATACTAATACAAAGACTATTAAAATGGCGGTCCCGGATTTTATTGCTAGTGCCGCAAATCCCAAAGTGGACGAGTTTATCATAAAACATGGCTGTCAAATTCTTACCAATCGGTTTGATGTCCTCGATGACAATTTGAAAAAATACGAAATGATGTTTAACGATAACGACAGTGGAATCATACCCCTTTCTGTTGCGGTGCCCTATATGATGAGATTAAACAAATCTTAGATAATTTCGAAAAATAATATATTTTCTGTTCTTATTGTATATTATTTTACTGGTTTTTATGAAACCCAATGATAAAACGCAAAAACGCAAGCCAAAACATGGTAAGTCTAGATATAATAACAAATATTGCGATAATCAAATGACCTTTGATGAATGCAAAATGGCCATTCTGCGTAATGCGGTAGACGAAACCGAATTATTGAAAGGAAAACGTTTAGTCGATAATGACGATGTCAAAAAAATGCTCGATATAGTGGAACAATTTATCATACGTAAAAAACTGGTTTGTTATGGCGGAACTGCTATTAATAATATCTTACCTAAGTATGATCAATTCTACGATAAAAATATCGAAATTCCTGATTACGATTTCTTTTCACCGAATGCTCTTTCAGACGCAAAAGAATTAGCCGATATCTATTACAAAGAAGGGTATACCGAAGTTGAAGCCAAATCAGGAGTTCATTATGGCACATTCAAAGTGTTTGTAAATTACATTCCTATTGCTGATATAACTCTTTTACCCAAAGAAGTATACACTTCTATTTCAAAAGAATCTATCAAAAGTGCAGGTATTCGATATGCACCTCCAAATTATTTACGCATGGCCATGTACTTAGAATTATCTCGTCCTGCCGGCGATGTTTCTCGCTGGGAAAAAGTATTCAAAAGATTAGCGTTATTAAACAAGCATTATCCTCTTCAGTTGGAAGACAAATGTGATACAATCGATTTTACTAAAAAGATTGACATTCATTCTACCAAAGAAGAACATATGCATATAACCATTCGTGATATTTTGATTGACAATGGAACTGTATTTTTCGGTGGATATTCTTCTCATCTTTATGGCCAATATATGAGTAAGGAGAAATCGAAACAAGTTAGAAGCATTCCCGATTTTGATGTTATTTCAGAAGATCCCAATAAAACGGCGCTTATTGTAAAGGAAAGGTTAGAGCAAGAAAATTATAAGGATATATCTATAGTCAAGCATTCAGCAGTGGGTGATATCATTCCCGATCATGTCGAGGTAAAAGTAGGGAAACATAGTATGGCGTTTTTATATAAACCCATTGCTTGTCATAGTTATAATAAAATCAATGTGAATAAGAAGGAAATATACGTAGCCACGATCGATACTATTTTATCGTTCTATTTGGCCTTTATTTATGCAGATATGCCACATTACGACAAGAATCGTCTTTTGTGCATTGCATCCTATTTATTCGATGTTGAAAAGAGAAACAGTCTACGACAGACTGGATTATTAAAGCGGTTTAGCCTCAATTGTTATGGCGAACAAGAGACATTAGTGGATATGCGTGCGAAAAAAACAAGTAAGTACAAGGAATTACACTCCAAGAAAGGAACAGATGAATATGATATGTGGTTCTTACGTTATATACCAAATGATATCAAAAAAAAGGATAATAAACAAACCCGTAAAAAGAAGATGAAATCAAAAGATGATTCGCCTTCCAAAAATGAAACTAAAAGGGGGGTTATTGCTAAGCTGCTAAATCTATAAACATGTATTCGGTAATTGGTTGATAGTAATGATGATAAATACAGTATTATCATCATTCAATTATGAAGAGCATTATCCACTAGATTGTACTAATAAATTGTGTTATCGTCTGTAAACTGTAATACATACTACCAAATGACAAACTCTTTAATATTAATCCTGTTAGGTTGAAATTGCCGTCGCCGTCATAGAGAGACAAAAATGAAAAACGCTTGAATATCAGGGTATTCACGATTGGCAACTGGAAGAAGAAAAACAATATTGCTACCAATATAGGCGTCTGGATATTAGTAAGTAAATTATCCATCTGCGTTTCTCTTTGCTTCATTTGTTCAAACTCACGTAGTTTTTCTTCTGTTAGATTATGATGTTCGCGAACATAATCTTGTCTAGTATCAGACCTAGGTATATAATTGGGCTGGACTTGTTCATCGTTTGAAAATTGGACGGTATCTTGTGGAATATCGCGCGAAGGTAGACGCTGGTGGCTCATGTTTTGTAATTGATCCACCATTTCTCTTGGTAAACCGTTTTCTTGATTAATCATTGTAATATTATTTGTCTGTTCGCTAGACATTTGCGGGGTATCCATGATAGGGTTTTGAGCAGATATGCCATAAGGATTGGGATGTGTATTGATTGGTTTATAATTGGTTTGCATATCACCATCCATTTTACTGGGCTTCGTATTTGTTATACTAATGGTAGATGGAGGCATTTGATTCGAAAATCCCGAAGCATTGTTATCACTAGGTAAGTCCGCAATTCGTGTGATTGAATTCTCCATTTTCAAACTATACAATACTAGATAGACCTAAGATTGTATAGTTTAACGAATCCTTTATTCCATAGATTTTGTTGATATATCAATTGTTCGTTTTTTAGGATCACATTTGTCTGGATTGGTATCGTATTTATAACATTTTTCCCCATGTTTGTAGATTTTTTCATCAATATCAGATATAATAGGACCATTAAAACGAATACATCCCTTATCATTGCATACTTTTCGAAATAAACTGGCTAAACCTAGGCCAAGTAAAACGGATATAAAACTGCGCCCTACGTCCGTATTTAATAATCGCTTAAAGTTCATGTTGTATATAGTATATCTGTCGAAAAAAAGTGATTCTTATTTATGCCTGCATGGGTATTTTTGCAATATCTTTCTCATTTACTGGACAAGCAACTTCGGTCTGCTTGATTGAAAAACAACTATCTGTGCGATCTTTGTATTGCAATATGTCTACATTCTCTGGTGTAGGATATACGTAAATGAGTCGTTGATCTGGCATGGTTATATATACAGCAAATAGTCCAAGTGCAAGACTGATCAGTAGGATTTTCATATCAATGAATCGGAAAACACCCATTGTCGGTTCTATTTTATTATAATATGTTGTGATAATAAAATATTTCTTATTTTTTTGCGGTTTATGCCCTACTACTTCTTTTTCTTATTTTTTTTTGCCTTGGTTTTCTTGGTTGTCTTTTTCGATTCTTCTAAACGCTCGCTTTCGATTAAATCATCCATCAGAATATTACTAATCTGATCGGGATTTGCAAAAGATTTCGATTGACTCTCTTCGCCATCCAAACGAAATACGAGATTTCCCTTGTCATCCTTTGCATTTAATGAATACTTTGCGGCGTATGTACGTTGTCTTTCTACTCGTTCTTGGTATTCACGCTCTTTCTGAAGTGATAATGCAGCAGCAACTTCCTTGCTACGCATTGCATTCTGCTTCATTTTGTCCTTCTTTTCGTTTGACTTTGTCATACGATCGAAAGCACTCTGATCGAACCGCATATTTTTACCAAGACCACCCATGCTTTTCGCCATAGTTTTGAACATTTCAGCCATATCTCCACCTTCTCCCTGCATTTTACTCATCATTTCACTCGCTTCTTTCATGATATCTTCGCGTGAAAATTCCCCCGTTTTTAATTTGGCATCTAATTTCGAACTGACAGTCTTCATTAGATTTGTCATCTTTGATGGATTTTTCATCAAATTCTTGAAGACTTCTTGAGGGTTCTGTATACTATCCGGATTATTTCCTAAAATATCTTTAAAATCGTCTGCAACTTCCTCGGCCAAATCCTTAGCAAGACGTCCAATCTTTCCATCGAAAAGAGTTTGTAAATGATCTTGTAGCTTACTTATATCAGGCATTCCCTTCATTTTCGAAAAGGGAAACTTGCTCTTCATATCATCCATATTTTCAAACATATTTTTAAATCCCTCTTTCAAAGGTTCTGATGGATCCCCACCGTCCTCCTTGTTCTTATCGGAGGTTTCGCTACTTCCATTGTCGTTAGATGACTCCATATTTTCAAACAGTGTGCTTAGGTTCTCCATTGTATCTTTTAATTTGTCGTTTAATGACTCACTATCAATCCCCTCAAACATCTTAGATGTTTCACCAAAACTATTCTTATCATTCACCTCTCCGACTGTTGTTAGTAAGATCAATTGCAGATAGTTCCAAATAACATCTCTGGTTTTATCACTTATATCATCGCAATTAAATAACAAACGGAAACTCATTTTAGGTAAAAAATATACATTCACCCCAGAATCTTCATTAAACATATCGGTGTTTTTGTATAAGATGTCAAAAAAACGTTCAGGATAGACTGTTTTACAATAATCAAATAGTCCCTGCATAACTTCATCAGGTACGTCTTCTTCACCCCATTTCGCCCAATAGATAGAATATTCGGGGAAGGTAGTAGTTAGATCTCTGGTAAAATCTGACATTAATGATCGAAAGTTATCAGGCATGGTATTTGTATTGGAAGTTTCCATAATTATATACTATAACGACAATATGCTATTTATATAGTTTTCATTATCTTATACATTTTACCATATACACCTTTGAAGATTTAAAACGCCGTTTTTGACGGCAAAAAATAAATCAACAAGGTTGTAATGGCGAATCGCCCGCCTTTGGTCGCTTATCGCTCTGCTTACGCAATCGAGGTATAACGCCAATTTTTGCTGGTTTGAAACATGCTGGTCTTTCTTCTCCTCTATACTGATTGAGAAGTAATCCTAATATGTTCTTTGAAGCATTGATGTCCCTAATTGTAAAGCATCTTTGACTTGTTCTTGTGTAATTTTATAGAAAATATGAGAACGGTTATTCCGTTTACACACTTGAATATTTAAAATGCCTTTTTATTTTTATTATTTATTTTAAACCTTCCAAATGCGGATAGTATTATCGTAACTCCCAGAATACAATTTGTTCTCGTGAAGAGTGAGACAACGCACAACATCAGTATGTCCTCTCAAAATGGCTATTTCTTCGTGAGTTTCTGTGTTCCAAATGCGGATAGTATTATCACAACTCCCAGAATACATTTTATTTTCGTGAATAGTGAGACAACGCACAATATTAGTATGTCCTCTCAAAATGCATATTTCTTCGTGAGTTTCTGTATTCCAAATGCGGATAGTATTATCACAACTCCCAGAATACAATTTGTTTTCGTGAATAGTGAGACAAGATACAGCATAAGTATGCCCTCTCAAAGTGGCTATTTCTTCGTAAGTTTCTGTGTTCCAAATGCGGATAGTATTATTTAAACCCCCAGAATACAATTTGTTTTCATGAGAAGTGAGACAATACACACTCTTAGTATGCCCTCTCAAAATGCCTATTTCTTCGTGAGTTTCTGTGTTCCAAATGCGGATAGTATTATCGCTACTCCCAGAATACAATTTGTTTTCGCGAAGAGTGAGACACCACACAGTATCAGTATGCCCTCTCAAAGTGCCTATTTCTTCGTGAGTTTCTGTGTTCCAAATGCGGATAGTTTTATCACAACTCCCAGAATACATTTTGTTTTCGTGAATAGTGAGACATTTCACCATATCAGTATGCCCTCCCAAAATGCCTATTTCTTCGTGAGTTTCTGTGTTTGTTCCCTCTGCCCAAATGCGAATAGTATTATCACAACTCCCAGAATACAATTTGTTTTTGTGAAGGGTGAGACACATTACAGCATAAGTATGCCCTCTCAAAATGCCTATTTCTGTATATAATGGAGTTTTCATAAAGGGTCCAAATAGTATTTTTATATGACTGGGTAGGGCGAATATATTCATATTTGTTAAGTTTTTCCAGTCCGCTCCTTTTTTCCTCTTATCCTTGTTTCTTTTGTCTGTTTGCTTTTTGATAAGATACAAAGTTTTGCAAAGATTGTTTCGTTCTTCTACCATATTATTCATTTCGGTAGTACGAGTCATGATTGTTGTATTGTTGTGTTGTTGTAATTGATATAAAAAAATACAATTGAATCAATTTTATACATTTTTACACATTTTATGTCATGAAAAACGGCGTTTTAAATATTCAAGGGTGTAAATCTTCAAATGTGTATATATGTAAAAAATTGATTACTTTTTATACATTGCCATGATAAGCAACTTTAAACAACAATCTCTTTTATAAGATGGCACTAATTGACATTTACATTCCTCGTATGCTTGGTACTGTACAACGCAATACTATTATTGAATCATTTAATCGATCACATATCGGCTCGATTGTTAGTCTAGATATGCATTACAAAGTGAATGAAAATAGCAATGCATATTACTTTGCATTTATT